ATGCAAATAACAAAGGACATGATAAGTAGATACGAGAACGCTTTAAGCCTTAAGACACAGGCAACTCAGGAAACCTACTCATATATACTTAATAAGTTCTTCAACACTATTGGCACTGATATAGACAGGGATAAAATACTGTCTTTTATATCAAGCTATCCAAAAAACTCAAGGATAGCAATATATTATGCTATAAAGTTTTTCCTTAAAAATGCTGGTCTTGACATACCACTTAAGCACTCTGATATAGCTCCAAAAGGCATTGAAAGAATAAGGGAATTAATGACTTATGAAGAAGTTGAAAGGCTGATAAACTACTGTAAGACACTTAATAGTTATGCAACTGGTATCTTTTCATTAAGCACAACATACGGATTAAGAAGAACAGAGATAATTAAGTTAAAAAAAGAGGACATTGACCTTGAAGGAAGGACAATAAAGATAACTGCACTTAAGTCAGTAGAATCAAAATATCTGCATAAGATACCTGATGAGATAGTTCCACATCTTGAAACTTACTTAAGTAAGATTGACAAAGTTAATAATTTACAACCAAGAACACTCAATGCTCTATTTGACAGGGTATGCCATGACGCTGGAATACAGTTAAGACCAAGGCTTGGGTTTCATTCAATAAGACGCTCACTTGTTACTGAATTGAGAAGACGGGATGTTCCAAAGGATGTTGTTGAGACATTTATGAGATGGACTCCACTTATAAAGAGCATGGTTGATGTGTATGACATAAAAGATAGACAGAATGTTGATGAAAGAATATTCAATGTTCATCCATTTCTACCACTATGGAAGTAAAAAAGCCTGATTATGATGAGTTTCTTGAAAGTGATTCTGGTGAAGACTTTGGTGTTTCAAGAGAAGAAACCAGAAGACTACAAAAAAGTGTAAAGCTCAAGGCTTATGTTATATGTCCACTATGTGGCTTACATAGACCTGTCCATAAAACTGGAACATTTTTTTTAAGAGAACTTAAAAGGAAAGCTGGTAAAAAAGGATTAAGTGCTGAAACCACAGAGCGTGTAATTACCTCTGCTGTAATGGAACTGAGGTCTGGAAGATTTGTAAGTTCAAGGGCAAGGATATATAATCCAGAAAAAGAAACAGCATTTAATAAGGTTAATGTTGAGAAAGAACCATTTATAGTCCTTAAGGCCTCAAAAGGTAAAGGTGGTGGGTTTGAAGAAGTCTATGGTGTAAGGATTGATGAGATAGAGAAAAAACTATCTGAAGGTGATAAAGAGGTAGTGTATAAGTTTATTGATGAAATAGAGGAGCAGTGTAATAGAGTATTAAAACTGATAAAAGCAGTAAGGAGGAGATATGGAAAAGCATAGGTTTTTTAAAACAAGAGACCTCTTAACCGCTGCCATAATCAAAGCAAAAGGTGGAACTCTTGTTACAATTGACTGGAGTAAAGACTATGCACAATTTGTATTTAACAACTCCGGTGGGGAAATTGATTCAATACTTAAAGAAATATCATCTGGCAAATCAACAGTTGAAATTGATGACCTTATAAGTTCATTTAAGACTCTGAAGGCTCTCCTTGGATAATCTTTATTACCTGAGATTTATCCTTTTTTATCACAACACCAATATCTTTCAGGCTAATAGTATTATTGTTCTGATTCTCCTTCTCCTTCTCCTCCATCAGTTTCCTCCTTTTCTAATTCCAATTTTTCCATTAAATCAGGTATTTTTTCAGCAAGTTCTTCTTCATTCAAGTTAGATATTTCATTTGCAAGTTCTTCATCATTAAACTCACTGAAGTCCTTATTAAACAGTGCCTTTATACCTTCAATATCTTCACCAACTGCCTGATATGCTTCCTTCTGTCCATTAACATCAACTATTCTCATCACTATTGGATACACACCCTGACTGATTTTTTCAGAAGTAGGACAGTCGCTTGTTACATGTATTATCTCCTCTGGTAACTTGTCTTTTTCAACTTCCATCTTATTAATCTCATCTATAACCTTTTCACATACTGGACATCCATCCTGTGTGATTATTACTATCGCATCTTTTCTGCTCTTAATATATTCAGGTGACACACATACCTCTGTTATGTTTACTTTTTCCATAGATAACCTCCTTCCATTGTTTTCTACTTAATTATATCACACCACCAGTCACATTTCAAGACAGCTTGACTGTAATAGCCTTATCTGATATAATTTAATTGTCCATAGGACACAAAACTATTATAGAAAGGAGGTGTTAAAATGGCAAGGATAAAGCTTACAGGTAGGAGAACAAAGATGGGTCTTAGAGTTGCAAAGGCTCTGATTCTTGGCAGGGCTAAAAGGCCAAGCTCCTTTAATCTCTGCATAGCAAGTCAACTGAAGGGAAAGAGCCATCCTACTGACGCTAAAGGTCATGGTATGCGTAATGAAAAGTGGCAGGAAATGTTTGTCAAAGCGGCTGAAGCTTGCGGAGCAAAGATTAGAAAGAAAAGGAAATAAGAGGAGCCAATTTATTTATTAATTTATTCATTCCTCCATTCATACCATCCAGTGTCCTGAACATAAACCCAGTCTTTACCAACTCTGGTTATAAGCCTTTTGTTCTTATCGGCAATAAATTCCTTTCCATTTGATAACTTAATATAGACAGATGGTATTGATAACTGCCTTTTTTCTATACCTGTAATCTTTTTTAAACTTAATCCTGATTTTATTATTTTAAGGTCTATACCATTAACACCAGATAATTCCTTAAAGTCATCTATAATCATATTTGCAATATGTATTAAGTCTATATTCTTGATTATAACATTCCTTTTCATGTTACATGATATAATACCATACCAGTCTTTACTAAAGGATACCATACAATAAAAATCTTTATTTTTCAAGCAATTATCCTATAAGGAATTACAAGGTTTTATATTCTGATTTGCTATATACAGTAACTTAATGGATAAATAAGTTTAATAATACTATTAAAAAAATCAATTTGACATTTATATATATATATGAAATAATCAAATTAAGGATAAATTAAACCTATCTTTGATAGGTAAAAAAACAAGATGAGGGAGTTAAAAATGAAAAAGCAAGAGCTCATAAGTGCATTGCTGGAACTACAGCAAGGTAAAAAAACAGTTGAGGACCTTATCAAATCTTTAGAAAACTCAACAAGAGGCCTTTCATGGACAGAAGAGGGCGAGGTCAACAAAGTCAAGCTTGTAGAAGGCAAGGTTTATAAGCTTGACAAAGGTAAGGTTTACTCCTTACCTTTAACAGATGACAAAGGTAGAGAGTTGAAGTTCTATTATAGGACCCCTAAGCCTGAAACTGAATAAATAAAAAGGTTTAGGGTAAACCCGCTGGTATGAAGATATACCAGCGGGTTTTTTTATGTCCATAGGGTAGAAACTACTTGAAAAGGACACCCGCCCTGTGGAAACGGGGATGGGGTTCAACACTTTACCTGTCTTTGACAGGCAGAACCTTCTGGTAGGAGGTCCTTGCGTATGCGTATAAGTCCAAAAAAGAAAAGGCATCCTCAGGACATCCTTGGTCTTGAGGGGACATTCAGTAATTATGTAAAAACAAACAGTATGAACAGCTCAGTGATACAGGAAGGCACACTATATTACACCAGAAGACTCTTAGACCTAACAGACTGTCCAGATTTTGTTCTGATAGATAAAACCATAGGCTTCGCAGTTATTTTTGACCCATCATGCTTTACAGGCTCAACGGAATACTGCGAGCATGCTAAAAATGTCATCCTATCCAAATTTGAATTCAAGCCTGCCCCAATTTGCACCTGCACAATAGGTGCAGACCCAGAGTTCGAGGTGTTTGATAATGGCAGAATTATCAACGCCTCGAATGCCTATATAAACAAATCCAACCATGTTGGTCTGGACGGTTCAGGCTTTCAGGTTGAACTCCGTCCAGAACCAGCAGAAAATCCAGAGGAGCTTATACAAAATATCAAAGAAGCTCTTATGGATTATTACTACAACAACAAATATAATCTATGTCTGTCTGGTCATGTTTACCCGCTCGGTTTTCACCTCCATGCGGCATGGGAGTCATCATGCGACTCCAATGACGCGTGGGTCATATCAAAGCAAGCTGACCGTTTTCTGGGTCAACTGTTCCTAAACTCTTCTGGCAGAGCAAGGGGTAGCTACAAAAAGCTCTGCCAATATCGCTATAACTCTGCACCCTATAAAAACAGACAGGGCACGGAGTATCGTAGTCTTCCTTCCATTATAGCGTTTTCAGAAAAACACCTGCTCATTATCCTCAAGGTCTGGAAACTCCTTGTTGATAAAGTAATTGCAGGCGAAGAACTCCCAGATAACAATAAAGTGTCTGAGGAGGAATATTTTAAATTAGGACTCAGCAGAGCCGAGGTCCAGGAGCTTTTTGCATATGCAAAGCTACTGAAAAAGATAGCTGAAGTGGGTGAAAACATCCCACTTCAATGGAACATTGATATGAAGTTTAAATTTTATATAAAGTTCAGTATAAACGACACTTTTAAAGAGTTTGTCGTTCAGTTCTTTGTTGACAGTCTCAAAAATATAGAAACAAAAATAGGAATAGAAATAAACTTCTTCGGTTTTGCTCAATCCAGAGGATATGTATCAAATATTCCAGTAGATGGGTGGCAAATACTGGACAAAGATTTTCCAGTCATAACACGCTCAGAACCAAGAAAGATTACCCTGCACATAGGACTTCCTTACGAATTTCGGATAAATGAAGAGTTCTTTAACAAATACAAAAACGCTGTCCTTGACAGCGTAGTTAAATTAATAGAGGAGGTAGATAAAGATGTGTCAAATTGCAGTATGTAAAAAAAGACCGCTAACAGAAAAAGAAATTGAAGAGTTCTGGAGGAGCAATTCAGATGGTGCTGGAATCGCATGGTTTGAAAACAAAAAAGTCCATTACAAGAAAGGATTCATGAAGCTTGAGGAGCTTAAGAAATGGTATCTGAAGAGATGCTACGACTTTGGTCCTCATGCAGTCCACTTCAGACTTAAATCAGCAGGAGACAAAGTTCCAGAACTCACCCACCCTTTCCCTGTAGAACCTCAGTTCAACCTCTCTCTGGAGGGAATTACAGATTCAGTTCTTTTCCACAACGGCACAGTATCAGATTATAGAAACTATCTGATACTGTTGTCGCTTATCAAAGGAGTCAAAATCCCCAAAAATGTTTCAGACTCCGCAGTAATAGCAGTGCTGGTGTATTACTGTGGAGAAAATATCCTCAACGAAGGATATAACAGATTTGCTTTACTGAAAAACGGTAACATTGAACTATTTGGTAGCTGGAGAGAAGAGGACGGAATAATGTTATCTTCGTATACTCATGCAGTAAGGTCATGGGGCTGGAAAGATAAAACAGATGACCTGTGGGACAGATATAAACTTTAATTCCTGTCTTTGATAGGATAAATAAAACAACGGAGGTGTATTATGAAAGCAACACCAATAATCAGCAGATATTTCAGGAAAACAGGATTCTGGCGAAAGAGTAACGAGGAGAAGCTACAGGTAATGCAGAATGCACTTACTGAGTTAAATGTGGTGTATAACAAAGATGTTAGACTGGTATATGAACACAATGAATTCTTCAGGTTAGTTACAGGTGGAGGAAGATACGATAGTAACAGTAACACAATATACCTGTATAGATTCTCCCTAATGACATTCCTACACGAGTTCGCTCATGCTTTAGGTTACAATCAGAATGACGCGGTCATATGGAGCCACAAAGTGTTCAAAGAGGCTATGCCAGTGCTGTATCAAAAAAGTCTGCAAAGAGGACTGTTTATACACTCACCTTTACAGGACACAGTTGATAACTTTCAGGAGGTGTAACCATGGCAGAAAACGGATGGAAAAATATTCTTATTTCACTGCCTGTGAAAGTTCATGAAAAGTTAAAGGATATTTCACAGGCAACTGGAACTCCAATGACGCAGATTATTAGAAATGCGATACTGGAGTTCCTGAAGAAAATGGAACAGCAGGAAAAGGAGGTGAGAAAATGACAAAAATATGTCCACTATTAAATTCACCATGTAAGGAGGAAGGATGCATGTGGTGGATGCCAGATAATTTTGACTGTGCGATTTCAGATATAGCCGACTCTTTGATGTGGATTGCAAAAACCATGAAATAAAAAGCCTGAAGACCTACAGCAATTACCTACGCTGTAGGTCTTTTTTTGTCCACATCCAGACTTCAGCGTTTACCTTACCTTAAAAAGTTATATATATATCCTCAAAAAGTTATATATATAACCTTGACTATGGCTATATTAAGTGATATACTTATCCTATAAGGCAAGCCTATACCATCAAGTAAAGGGATTAAGAAGGAATTATAAAGGAATTATAATGGAAATTCATTTTAAAATTACAGATAATTTACACTTCATTTTTAAAGAATTACAAGCTCTAAAAAATGGCATCAGAAATGAACCGCTACCAAAAGGTAATTACTACGACGAATTATTTGTTTCTCCTGTATGCTACAATGAGATACTTTTCAAAAGACCAGCTCCATGGAAAGGACCAGAACTTTATCTTAACCAATTCGAATGGTTCCTGTTCTACACAGCAACATTTGACCAGTTCAACAATGACAGTGATAGATGGGAAGAAATCACCTTATACTTCTGCTGGTATCAGCAGAAATGGCAAATGATTTCTGAAAACAGTCAACTCTATGAATATCTTGAGGATGACGCAATAAGATTTCTGGTCGAACTCAATCCTGAAAAAGGAATTATAGCCAGAACTAATTTCAATCCTTATGAAGAATAAAGCTAAAAGGAATAGGAGAAAATTCAATGCACATTATATGTAAAGACTACATTAAAGTAAAAGATAAACCCTGTCTTCATTACCAGAACAAATCCTGTGATTTACCCAGCAGGTTTCTTTGTATTGAATATATACGCAGGAAAAAACCCCTTCTGTCACCTTCAATGATAACAACATTCACAAAATGCAGGCGTGCCTTCTGGTATTCATACATCTGTGGTCTTCAGAGCATTGAAACTAACAAGAACCTGTTACTTGGCAGTATAATGCACTTAATACTTCAAAACTTTCATTCTGGAGATAGTAAATTTCTTGAAAAGCAAAAATCTATTATGCTAAACTTTGAAAAGTTCTACTCTGAAGAAATGACAGAGATTATTAAATGCTTTGCAATACTTGATGTCTATAAAACTCTATATAAGCCTGATACTGGTCAATGTGAAGTAGAGTTCAGAAAAGACAATGATAGATATTTCCTGAGAGGATTTATTGACATGATTGAAGACAGTAAGATTTATGACTTTAAATACACCTCAAGACCTGATTCATATACCCTATTCACAACAGAGCTCCAAGCTGGTATATACTTACTTCTTACCGAAAAAGATAGCATTACCTTCAGAATAATAACAAAGCCTTCCTTGAAACAAAAAGATGATGAAACCGATGAGGAATACTATACAAGACTTATAGAGGACATTAAAAGAAGACCCGCATATTACTTTAATGACATAACATTTTACAGTTCAGAATACGATTTCCAGCAAATAGAAGACTACCTTGAAGTTGTTACATCTGAAATTAAAAGGCTTGTAGAGCTTGACTTTGAGCACTACTACCAGAACAGGTCAGCCTGTATGTGTCCACATCAATGTGAGTTCCTGCCAATTTGTGAAGCAAAAGGTCTTGTGCCTGAAAACCTTTACAGTAAAAGAACAGTTCAGGACTATGATATATTTTAGGAGGATATTATGAGAAAACCTTATGTTTCAGAATCAGGACCAATATGGACAGGAAAACATATCCCAAGATGTCTAATCTGGATTGGAAAGTATATTAGAAAACAGCATGAAATACCAGATAACTTCAAAACTCATATGGTTAGAGAAGTGACAGAGAACATCTATATATTTGAATTTTTTAATCCAGCAACTTTAAAAGAAAAATGGGCTTATGCACATGTAAAATGTGAACCTCAACTAACCATTGAACATCAGGTATTTGATACTGAAAAGGAAACTGAAAAGGCTATTGAGGAAAAGTTTGGTATCCATGCTGGAGTTGAAATACCACCTGAAGCTGAAATATGGACTGAGGAAGAAGTTGAGACACCAGAAGAAAAAAAGAGAGTTTCTTAAAAAGATTATAAAAGACTAAATCTTTACAGGAGGAGGCTATGAAAACCTATACAATGTCCACAGAGGACAAAAAGAAAGGCTATTGCTTTCTAATTTATGGTGAACCAGGCACAGGTAAGACAGTTTCACTTGCTACCTTACCAGAACCGATACTAATCATAGTAACTGAACCAAGAGACCCGAGAGTAACAATATCATCAGTGTATCCAGACAAGGACATCACATTTGTTGAACCAGAGGATTTCGATGAGTATATTGAACTGCTATCACAGTTAAAACAGCAGTGTGAACAGAATGCAATGAAGTATAAATCTGTTGCAATTGATTCACTGAGCTTTGCACAGTCAAAGCTAAAGATTGACATGGAAGATTCAAGATTTGAAAAATCCGTATCAAAAAAGATAAGAGAAGACCTACTTGTTGATAGGTTCAGAATGGAGATGGGAGACTGGGGTGGGATATCAAGTGCAATGAAAAGAATTATCTGGCTTTTTAACCAGCTTTCAAAATACGGAATTATAGCTGTTGCAACTGCAACTCTGACAGAAAACCCTTCATGGAATAGAGCACTGGTCGCTGCACCATACCTGATAGGTCGTGAACTTCCTTCAATTATCAATGCCTATTTTGACTTTATAGGTCTCGTTGAAAAAGGCTCACCAAATCCGTATCCACCAACCATATCATTTGACAGTCCTGATGGTTCTTTTCTTGCAAAATACTGTGATAAAAAACTTGCAGGAAAAGGGACTCTTAATTTTTCAAAAATAATATCTGTTCTGGAGAGATAATATGAAAGCAAAACTTCACAAATGTCATGATTGCAGACATGCCTTAGTAAAAATATCTATTGATATTGAGACAAAAGAGATAACTCCAACGGCATCATTCTGCAGGTATCTATTGTGGAAAAATACTGAATCTACTGATGTTCCAGAGCATTTCAGGTGTTCTGAATTTGAACAGGATATTGAATATACTACAACTTCTGTCCTGGCCTCAATACTATATCAAATAAAAAGTAAGTATGGCATGGATGTTATTAGTTTATTGCTTAATCATGAGACTCCTTTGGAGTCTAAAAAATCGGGGTGAAGTCTTCTTAGGACTCTCAACAGGGGTTCCTAAGGGGACTTTGTCCCCTTAGCAGGAGGAGGCTATATGCCTATTAAACCAATTTATTCCTCGCAGTTTGATGTTCCTGATGAGGGAAACTACCTTATGCAGGTAGAGAATGTGGAGTTCAATTCAGATGACAGAGGGCTGTCATGCTCAATCAGAAGTGTAATAGTGGATGCTGTTGAGAATCAGCAGTGCGTTGGCATGAAGGTATTTGATAATTTCCCTCTCTGGACCGAATTTGGAAGGGGAAGACTTCTGGGGTTCCTGATTAAGGCAACTGGTCTGAAAGAGAAAGAGTATCCAGATGACTTTTTCTCTGCAATAAAGGTCCAGCAGGACATCATGAAAAGAGCTCCAGGGTCTAAGTTTGGTGGAGTAATCAGGCACTCAAAAGGTGAAAAAGGGATATTCGCTAACATCAGGGAATACCTGAGCGTGACTGAATATCATGAGAAGTTTGGAAACACAAGCTCTGCAACTGCGACTACAAGTAAGGACGAAGACTCTGCATGGTGATAAGGGGGTTGATACCCCCTTATCAACCCCAAAAAGGGTTGTTAAGGGGGGTTACCCACTTAAATGGAGCCCATAATAGTAATTGATACAAGAGAGCAGAATCCATACAAGTTCAAGGGAAGGCTTACAGTAAGAAAAACCCTCAAGGCTGGAGACTACTCAGTTTCTGGATTTGAACAGGAAATAGCAATTGAAAGAAAAAGCTGTCTTGACTTTCTGTCTTCAATTACAAGGGAAAGGGAAAGATTTAAACAGGAACTTAATAGGCTGAAAGAATTTAAAAGAGCCTTTGTAGTTGTAGAGGCAGGAGTTAAAGACCTGATTAATGCAACAAGGCCAGCAAGGGGTAGAAAACTTGAAGGATATACAAAGCCCATTACTGAAGTAAAGGTTAAAGTTGACCCTAAGGCAATTATCAATTCAATTATATCAATAATGCTTAGATATGGCGTGATATTTTACTTTGCAGAAAACAGGACTGATGCAGAAAATTTTGTCACTGGAGTTCTGGATAAATACTACTCACTTAAAAGGAAGGGTGAAATATGAGGTTTCAGGAAGTTAAAAATGTATTCACCAAGTATCTTTACATAGAAGAACCCGACTACCTTGAAGTGATATTCTCAGCAGTGTTATCCAATCGCCTTGATTCAGACCCTGTGTGGTTACTTGTAATTGGTGATGCTTCAGTTGGAAAAAGTGAAGTTATAGGTGCAATTGAGAACTGGGAAGGAGTTGTTCCAGTTGGAGTAATGACTGCTAATACCCTGATAAGTGGACACAAGCAGGGTGAAAACTTACTTAAGAAACTTAACGGTAAGATTATGACCATAAGAGATGCTTCAACATTTGCAACAATTGACCCTAAACACAGGTCTCATATATTCAGCCAGTTAAGAGCAGCCTTTGATGGTTCATTTGAAAAAGCCACTGGTATGGGACACCAGAGAGTAAAATCCAGATTCGGGATAATTGCGGCAGGAACTCCAATTATTGAGAAGATGCGTTCTTTTGAGTCTGCTCTTGGTGAAAGGTTTATATACTATAGACCAAAGATAGTCCTGTATGATGGAATATGGGAGAAGATTCGTTCTATAACAGAGTTTTCATTAGCCAGAAAAGAAATGGCAGAGGTTACTGTTGAATACCTACGTTATGCTTCTGAGAAAATCAGTAAGGATATTTATGTTCCATACAATTGTGAATATCTTGCTGAGTGTCTTGTAAGACTCAGGGCAGGTGTATCAAGAGATGGCTATACAAGAGATATAGACTTTCCTGCTGAAGTCTTTGAGGCACCAGCAAGGGTATATAAACAGTTATGTGCTTTATATACTGCACTTCTTTATGTAACAGACGGAGATGAAGACTTTTCAATGTTCGTAATCAAGAGAGTTGTTTCAGATACTACTCCGTATGAAAGGCTTAAGGTTATAAAAGCTATTAATTCAGGTATAAGAACCTTTACTGGACTCCTGAATACTGTAAAGGTATCCAGAAGGACTCTGGCAAATATTCTTGAGGATATGACAAAGCTTGGGATACTAATTGAGGAAAACAGGAATTATTCCCTGAACGAGGAGCTGAAGGATATATTTGTAATTAGACCGATATACAGAGTTTAGTTTACTAAAATTGGTAGATGTTAGAGTTACAGTTAGTTTACTAAAATTGGTAAGGGCTATGGTTGGTTTACTAAAATTGGTAGAGATTGAGGTTAGTTTACTAAAATTGGTAGAGTTACAGGTAAAAAACTGGAAGGCTTGCAATTGGTTTACCAAAATTGGTAGAACTAAAAGATTTACTCATGAAATCAAAGACTTATGCCTAATTTCGTTAAGGCTTTTTATAAAGTTTAAGAAAAAAGGATATGATTATATAGATATGATTATATTTATTATAGATAAATCAATAGTTTATATTAATTTTTGTAAAGTTTTCATAAAGATAAATTGTTTTTATTACTATACCCCATTATAGTAAACTTTATGAAAAATCTTTATGAAATGACTAATAACATATTGAGTTTAAACCAGAATCAGGAGGTTAGATATGAAAAAATCAGTCATAAGGCTATCTGAGTGGGCAAAAATAATGGGAATAAGTAAGGCAAGAGCATGGCAACTCTTTAAAGAAGGCAGGATACCTAATGCCAGAAAACTACCAAGTGGAAGAATTGTGGTTTTTAAAGAAAACGGCAAAGTTAAGCCAGAACAAAACTCAGTAGCTATATACGCATGGGCTTCATGGGTTGAGCCAGACTCTGAACTTGATGCACAAATAAGTAACCTTAAAGAATACGCATTAGAAAAAGGCTACAGGTTAAAAAGGGTAGTAAAAGAAGTATCTGGAACAAGAGAAGGTAAACCAAGACTTGCTGAACTCCTAATGCGTAGAGATTACTCAATTTTACTTATTGAAGAAGATAGGCTTATAAAATCTGAACTTGACTTAGTAGAGGCTATATGTAAAGAACATAATAAGACTCTGGAACTTGTAAAAGCGAGGTAATTATGTCAATTAAACCAATATATTCATCATACGAAGCAGAAACAATAATGGCAATAGTTGACTACAAGGATGATTACTTAACAGTCTGGTTCAGTGGCTTTAATAGAAAAATATATAGCCTAATGAAAAACATAGGAGTATATAACAAGGACAGAAAACTATGGTATGTTATGTATCCTGATGAGATTTCAAAGCAGAAAAAAATAAGTCAGCTTAAAGAGATACTTAAGAATACCAGACTTGTTGTTGAAATGAAAGATAACAAATTTAATGGAGCAATAAACCATGAGGTCACCACTTAACTGGTATGGAGGAAAGTTCTACATGTCAGACCTGATATGTTCACTTATGCCAGAGCATACCTGTTATGTAGAGGTTTTTGGTGGTGCTGGTCATGTCCTGTTTAAGAAGTCAGAATCCAGAGTTGAGGTTTACAACGACATACATGATGGACTTGTTACATTGTTCAGGGTTATGAGAGATTATCCTGAGGAATTACATAGAAGATTGAGTTTAACTTTATACTCAAGGTCAGAATTCAAGATAATGAAAGAAAAATACATGACACATAACTTTAAAGATGAAATAGAAAAAGCTATGACAGTGTTTTATCTTGTAAGAAATTCAATTAATGGCAAAATGAATAGCTTTTCAACACAAATAAAAGATATTCATGTCAATAAACCAACAACATACTTTAGGATGGTTGACCTGATACCAGAGATTGCAAAAAGGTTAAGAAATGTAATTATTGAAAACCTTGACTTCCGTGATTTAATTAAAAAGTATGATTCAAAAGATACTCTATTCTATCTTGACCCACCTTATGTAATAAGTTCAAGACGGGATAAAACAAAAGCATATGAACATGAAATTTCATACGAAGACCATATTGAACTTATTAAAATACTTAAAAATGTCAAAGGCAGATGGATTTTATCAGGTTATCATAATGAGCTATATGATAGGGAATTATCAAATTATTACAGTAAAAGAATAAAGGTTACAATTAAATCCACTACTCAAAGTAAACCGAGAGAACATGCAACAGAAGTCCTGTGGTTCAACTATGAACCACCTGAACAGATACCCCTCTTTGAGGGTAGTAGAGAAATAACAATTGAGGAGGAAGAAAATGATGCTGAAGACTGATTTGGATTACACAAGTATTGATGAGTCAATGTTTCCTTACCTTGAACTGTTACATGCGATATTGACAAAGTATAACGATGGTTTCCCATGTGAAGGTTGTAAGTTAAGAAATTACTGTGCTGATACTGGCAGAGAATGTATGGATTTTAAAAGATTTGTAAACAGGAGGGTGATATGAAACTTAAATATGCCTATTTATGTCCAGATTGTGAAGAAATATTTGATGCCTTTAATGTAAAGAAACCAGTAGGATGTCCATCATGCATAAACTCAGCAGTAATTCCGTTAACCAAATTTATACCTTCTCAGACTATGTATCCAGTAGAAGGAGAAAATGTTGGTGAAATGAAAGAGTTTAATGTTGAAGTTTATGATAACATTAATACAAGAGATATGGAATGTCCCTTTTGTAAACGCATAGCTACTGACTGGTGCATAATAGTTATTGAAAGCACTGATGAGAAAAAAGTAATAATAAAGTCTGAACCAATTTATTTATGTATTTCATGCTGGTCTCTCTTGAGAGAGAAAATAAAAGAGACTTTTTGTAAAAAACAGGAGGTGAATAATGGAACTGATTGATATTAACTGTGTAAACATTAAAAAACTTTTACACCATGCCAGTATTAGAGGATACTTACATACCTGCACTTCATGTGGAGAACATACTCTAATCAAAACATCTATTCCAAGTTTCTCAAATCCAAATGGGACAATACCTGTAGAAAAATGTTTCAATCCTGATTGTTCAACCTTCAAACCTTCATACTATCTTGATGCTGAACAGTGCAAGAAGTGTGGGGTGCCAGATTTATTCTGTGTGTGTTAGTATGCTCAAAATATAGTCTATTCTTTAACAAAGACTTTATAAAAAGGAGGTAATTAAAATGATAACAAAAGGTGGGAAAGTAAATAAGAAGATTGGAGATTGTGTTTGTGTAATTGATAAAGAAACAGATAAAGTAGTAGAGATTGGTTACTATATGGAAGAAACAAATTCAGTATATACTGTAAAGGTAGTGGTTTCTTCAGCTTTAGGAATGAAAAGCATAGTTAAAACATTTGATAAAAATAGATATGATTTAGTGGGTTTTTGAAAGCAAATAAAAACGGAGGTGTGTTATGAAACTAACATACGCTTATTACTGCCCAAAATGCAAAGAAGTTTTTGATATTAGAGCCAGATTGCATTTTAGGGTTTTATTGGGTTGTCCTTCATGCCTTTATAGCTATGTAGTGCCATTGACGAAGTTTATGGATCGGTATATGTCAGAAGAAGCTAAACTTAAAGAAGAAAAGTGGAATGTAGGTAAAATGAAAGGTTTTGATATTGGTGTTTATAATAACATTTACCACGCAACAGCTATGGAATGCCCTTTTTGTAGACGCATGGCCACTCATTGGTGTGTAATAGACATTGAAAGCACTGATGAGGGAAAAGTAATAATAAAATCTGAGCCACTTTATTTATGTGCCTCGTGCTGGTCTCTTTTGAAAAAGAAGCTAAAAGAAATTTTCTGTGCGGATAAAATAAGGTATGAAAAGAGTTAGAGATATTTATGTTCCAGTTGAATGATTCAGGAGGTGAATAATGTCAAATAAACTCTCCATCTTTTATCTTTCACTCTTTGACATACACCTTTACAAAAACATGGATGATAAGTATCTGTATCTGTCAATAAGAAAACTGAAATGCAGACTGTTTTACATTGGAAACAAAGATGTATGGAGTATAACTCCATTTAAATGGTTCAGAAGGGGGTAAAAGTGTCAAAGTGTCCAGCATTCAATCAGGCCTGCGAACTTTACAAACTCGGTATCATATCTGGTAGAGCAAAAGCCTATATGGAAATGTATGACTACCTTGAGGGACTCAGACATAACAGAACTATTCCTGAACATATATGGAATAGGCTTAAAAAAGAACTTAAAAGCAGAATAGCTGATGAATCTGAAAAATATCAAGCGTTATACCTTGAGATTGAAACAAAAAGGAGGTAAATATGGAAATAAGAGCAGTATGTCCAGTTAACGAAATGGTTTTTATTCCAAAAAGGATATTATTTACTGAAACAAGTATAGAACTACAATGTGACTGGCAGGAATGTCCTGATAGCGATTGTTGCAATAGAGATGGTCTTATAATTAATTTAAAGGGAGGTCAAAATGACATGTCCGTATCTTGAAGAAATTATTGTTACTGGTGACCCAGAACTTAAAATAAGAAGATACTGCCTGTATTTTCAATTTGAACCAGATTATGACAGTGACTGCAAAGATTGTTATGTTAAAGATACCATATTTGAACAGGATGAGTTTAAGGAGACTTAATCTCCAACTGAGTTAAATGAATTAACTAACAGGAGGTGTTTATGCGTTACATAATCTATGACATTCTAATTGTCCTATTCATTCTTGCAGTAACATTTTTCTTTGGTTTCCAGACTGGAAAGCTCTATCAAAAACAACACTTCACAAAGGAACTCTGGCATGAATGCATATCACTGAAAAACTCTCATACTTCAGCTATTAGGATAGGTGATATTTGGCTCTCATATCAGGGAGCTATACCAAAAAGTGAGTGCCAAAAACTATTTACACAGGATTTCTGCGTGATAGAGGAATTTGAATAGGAGGAGAATAAATGAGACGGTATGGAATATGGGAAGGCAATCCCAAAGGAACTAAAGAGAATCTTAATAATTGCATAGTAGAAGTTATGGATGGAAAATTACTCATTGGGTATCAATGTAGGCGTAAAAGAGGTTGGGGTAAAAATGGTTTATTCTGTAAACAACATGCAAAAATGATTGAACTGGGTATATCGTTATATATTCCTAAAGATGAATGAAGATGGAACATCCATCATCTCCTCGGCAACTTGAAGTAGAAATTATAAATCCGAAGCTGGCATGTGAATTAAACACCAGATGGCATAGCAGACTGCCCAGAATACACTGGTCAAATGTTGTTAGAAACACTCATTATATTTGTTTTGGTGCAAAATACAATGACAGATGGTATGCAGTTGCTATATGGTCAAGTCCCGTAGCTCAAAATAGATTTAAAGATGGTAAAAGTATTCTTGAACTCAGACGCTTTGCTATCAGTCCTGAATCTCCTAAAAATACAGCAAGCAGGATGATGAGGATTATGATTTCAATAATCAAAAATAAGTTTCCAGATATTAAAAAACTGGTATCTTATCAGGATACAGAAGTTCATAAAGGAACAATATACAAAGCAAGTAACTGGAAAGTAGGAGCAATAACAAAAGGAATGTCATGGATTACGAATAAAAGAAAAAGGAATCCAGACCAGACACTATCTGATAAAATCAGGTGGGAGTATATATTAAAGTAAAAAGGAGGTCAAAATGACAGTATCAGTAACATCCATAGGTTCACTCTTTCTAATAGGAGAGTTAAAAGACAAAAAACTTGTCAATCCATCTATTGTAATATTTGATATTCCACGGAGCACAATAACCTTTATTGACTTTGGATTTATTATAGGTGATATTGACCTGAACAACTATCCACATGTTGTTCTTGATGATGAATCTGAGTTAGCAAAGGCATTCAGGCGACATAAACTTGGATTAACTATTCTACCAGCAGGAGGTTTTGGTAGTGCCTAAAACTATAGTTTTACCCCTAAGATATAAATCCAATCTGATGGCACGATTTGATACCAAGCGTGCAGTATTTAGAAAGCCAGACTATGTTGTTGATTCTGAACATATAGCTATCAATGTTCCATGCCAGTTATGTATTGATTATGGAAGCAACTGCGAAATATGTCCATTTTATAGTTTTAACTACGACTATATTGCATGTAGAGAGTTTATATCTTCGTTATTAAAAACAGATAAATTACCATTTATGATATTTATTGACAGGGTCTTCTGGTTTCCAGAGGATAATGATATTGCAGTAAGTGCAATCAATGAACTGGTTCAGAAAGCCAGTAAGTATATAGTTTGGAAGTAAAAGTAACATGATGGGTGAATGAGTTATGGGGATAAAGCAACAAATGTCCAAAATGAAAGGGCTTACCCTGTGGTAAGCCCTCTGGAAAAGGGGGAGGTGAAAAGGAGGAGGCTATCTCTTAACTATATTATACACTACATATCCAAGAAATCCAACAGCTAATACCATTGGTAATACAGACTCTGTCTGGCCATATCCTGACATCTCAGAAGACATTTCAGAAGGCATTTTAGAAGGCATTTCAGTCTCTGGTATTTCAGATACCTCAGAAGGCATTTCAGATATTCTTGATGGTATTTCAGAAGGTATTTCAGGTATTTCAGAAGGCATTTCTTCCCTGATAAATTCAGGCCTTTCTATAAATTCAGGTTTTCTGTATAATGGTTCTCTTACAACTATACCCCTTGGCATTTCTGGAGTATATTCAACATACTCCTCTGGAACCTCAGGTATCATTTCTCTTTCTGGAATCTCTGGAACAATAGTAGTCATTGGTGCTGTTGGAACTGGTGCTACTGCTGGAACAGTAGGTGCTGGAGCAGTAGGTGCTGGAGGTGGTGTTGGAGTTACAGGAGCAGGCTTTTCTTCAACCTCTGCTCTCGCCTTAGCAAGAGCCTTCTGAATACATGCATTTATGTTTCTTCTGACATCTATTGAGTCAACTACAACAAAGCCACCTACAGGTGATGGTCTTATGGCATATCTTGATACACACCTTTTAATTGTATCTTCATCTGCTTTTATATACTTTGCCTTAAATCCAGCAATTAGGTTATCCAGTTTCTTTTTATCCTTGTATATGACTTCTGATGGAGTAACAATTTTCTTTTTCTTTTTCATTGCAAGTATAACTGGTAATGTCATTGGAGTAAAATATCCTATTTTTGACCTTTTCAGAAACTTGAAAGGCTTAAAGCTTAATCCATAACCTTCTAATACTATCATGGTATCCTCCTTTACTTTTTAAATTCCCCAGAAAGCTTTTTGATTGTTTCATACACACTTGCTGGAACCTGAATTCTCTTGCCTTCTATTACTATCTCACCAGCTTTTACTCCAGACTCAGCCTCATGCCTTCCATGTAGATAGCCAAAGTAAAAGGCACTTACTGCTGAAATAAGTATATGAAACCAGTTTCTATTGTCCATCTTTAAGTTCTCTTATAATTTTAACAAGTTCTTTAGCTCTGTTTCCAGTCTGTTTATACCATAAAGAATTCTCCATCTCCTGTGAAGCCCTTTCCCAGTCTTTATTCTTAAGAGCCTCAAGAAACTTCTTAAACTTAAGAACTCCCGCAAAACCCATATTAAATGTCATGTCAACAAGGACTTCCTGAGCCTGTTCAGGTAACATTATAAAAAATTCAAGACCATTAA